CTCTGCCATAAGACTCCGAAGGCCAGCGGCCTAACGTCCAGCAATGCTATGTCGCCATCATAACTAGGACAATCAAGCCGCTCACAATAATGATTCAGCTCCCTCAACACCTGCCTCGGCGTCATTTCGTACCAAGCTTCTTTCACTCCTGGGTTGTCGATGCCTAGACGCTGCAGTGCGTCAATCACAAGATGGATGCAGTCATCCTTGCCGTAGCTGTACTTTCTCCCAATTAAATCGCTACACACGGACTTGTGCTGTAAACGGAATGTTGCCCACCTGCTGGCGACGCAAACGACGACCTGGAACGTTTGTCTGCACCGCATCAAGCACAGAGTTCAACTTGACTTGAATTGACGCTTCATCCCAGCCACCGGAAGCACAAGCCCCGAAATACTCGTACAGGGTGCGCTCCACCGCATAGGTGCTTGAGTTCCACAGCACCGTTGAGACCTTGGCAACGTATGTGTTGTCTAAGGCCTCGACGACGAAGTTGCGGGTAATTTGGGTGTTGGCAAACTGCAGCGTTGCATCAAGGTTGTCACCCTGGAGCGTTGCCATTGCACCACCAAAGCCAAACGGCAAAAACGTGTATTCGTCTACGTTTTGGCCGACAGCATAGTTTTGAAATTTGAACTGGTTGAGCTGGCCGCTGCGGCCAACTTCAAGCAGGTGCCCGTAAACAAATTCCATCAGACGCCAATCCTCCGGCGAACAGCAGCTGAATTACGAAGTGAGCCCATAGCTCTGCGCTCACCTTCTGCAGCACCCTGTTGTGCTGCCCTTGTAAGCCCAGCCTGAAACTGCTCAGCGGTGACGTAATCGACGCTATTAATGCGCTCTACGTTAAAGCGAACATCGATTGGTGCGGCAACTGCTGTTCCGCCACCTTCGCCTGACGTTCCAGAAGCCCCTGCTTCAGGGACAACAGCAGAACCGCGAGCACCACGCGAGTACCGCGCCATGCTTTCACGCATCTTATTTTCTGGTATCACATACTCGCCTTGACCGCCTTCACCGATTAGTGCGGGAGTCGGACCAGAAACATAGCCGCCCTGAGCAAACGGCTTGAAGCCTGGAATGCCCATTTGCTGGCCTAAAGCGCCAATTCCGACATTCAAAAACATTCCGCCGAGTTGCCTAAGAACGCCAGCGAGCGATTCCGACAAGGACTTGCTACCTTCAACTGCACTCATGATTCCATCTACAATTCCAGATTGAATTGTTGCGCCAATTTGTTCATAAAAACCTTTTATTGCTTCAGCAATTTCAACTTGTTTTTGCAGTGCATTATTAGCTTCCAAAATACTACGGACTTTCTCTAAATCTAAATCTTTATTTTCTCGCCCAAGCTTTGCTAGTTCTTGTGCTATTTCTTCCTCTTCCAAGCGACCGTCAAGCTGTGCTTGAAGGAGCTTGCCTTGACCTTCAAGATCAGCAATAATTTTTTGATTTTTTTCGGCTTGGTCTGCTTTAAGAACAGACAGCCTGTGATTTATTTCAAAAATTTCTTGGTCAGTTTGCAGCTTAAGTTTTTTAATTTCTAGGTCTTTTTCATTTGCAGGAATTTTTTGTAAATTTATTTCTTTAATGCTTGCGGCCTGCTCTTCAAGAGCTATTTCCCTTTTTAAGGCAGCTTCTCTAACTGGGTCTTCGTCTTGCTTGGCTTTTAAAATTTGTCTATTTAGAACATTCAATCGCTCCGTAAGGCCAAGTTCAATTTGCAGTTGAGGAGCGCGACTTTCTCTCTCTTTTGTAGGCCTTGGTTTTTTAATTGGTGGCTTGCTTTGTTCAATTAAATTGGCAAGCAAATTAGTTTCTCCAAACTTGCCCTCAATATTTTCTTGCCGCAAAACCCCAAGCTGCTCCAAAGATGCGGTTTTTAGCACCTCTTTTGTTTCAAATTCTCCCTGCCCTAAAGTTCTCGTTATAGTTTCAGTGCCAACTAGTTCTTTGACACGTTTGTCAAACGCAGCTACTCCTTCAGGCGTTTGAAGGCTCTCCCTTAGACTACGAATAGTTTGCTCACTAATATCGCGTCCCAGCACGGAATTGACTAGGGACAGGAATCCAGCTAACGGCCCAGCAACCAAGGCTTGAAGTGAAATAAATAGCTTGTTGACTAAAATGTTAAACTCACTAGATTCATCACCTAAATCTTTAAAAGCTTTAACACCCTCTGTTCCAATAGTTGAAGCTAGCTCTGCTGTAAGCAGATTTGCCAACTCTTCGGTTTTGCCAAGAGCTTGAAGCTCTTCAGCACGTCGTTGTGTCGCTTTAGTTGAAAATAATGACCGCTCAGTCATTGACTGAAGCGCGGTGTCTGTTTCTCCAAGACTAGAACTAAATGCAATCGTGCTGTTAACCATGGAGTCAACAGCCATGCCAGCAACTTGCAAAGCAACTGTTAATCCGCCAAACAATTTGCCGCTGTAAAGACCGCCAATCGCACCACCAGCGGCTTGTCCAAATCCACCGCCAAAAAGCAATGGAAACGCACCACCCGTCAACGCTGCTGATCGACGATTTTGATCAATGCGAGAAAATAAACCTCTATTTCTTCCAGGAGTAACGTCAGGAGCAAACCTAAAACCACCGCGTCCTCCGCGAAATGGAAATTCGCCTGAACCAAAAGGAACTATGTTTCCACCGCCACCTCCGCCAGTTCCGCCAGAAGGAGGCAACAACCCTGCAATGCCTCCACCACCGGCAGGCAATGCCAATCTATTGGTAATTGAATCTATAGACCGTTTTGCATTGGCGAACGAAGCGTCAATAACTTTTGCTGCATTTGCAGCCCTTTGAAACTGACCAACAGCCGTTGCAGGAAGTAGTGCAATCGGACCAGCCGCTGCAGGCAGCATTCGGCTTCCCGCGCCAGCAGTCATGCTCGAAATTCTTCTGTTGCGGGCCATTTCCCGCTCAAAAGCCTCTTGAAACGCAACAGCAGACTCTACGCCAGTGCGACGTAGTTCCTTGAGAAGTTTTTGCTGCTCCCGCCTAAATTTTCTAACATTGATAAACGGGCTTATCTCAAACGTTCTTGGCTTGCCTATTAGCTGGTCAAGTTTTTTAAGATTTTGCTCAACACGGTTGTACCCTCTGACCGCAACGTCAATATCTACGTTGTAGTTGGCCACAGGCTGAAACGCAGAACCCTACGTTCCAGTCTACCGCCCACCCATTGCTTGCGCTCTTCTGCCTGCTTTCGCGCGATCCATCGCCCGCTCCTCTTCTTCCGTTTTTAACTCATAAAAAGCTGCCCAGCCAACCAGCTCTTCTTGCGTCAGGTGAATTGTTAGTTGAGAAAGCGTCATTCCCAGCTCTTTGGCTAGAAAAAACATAAAAAGCCAGTTGTTATCAGCTTTTGAGATCTGCTTTCGCTTCCTCCACCTTGCTTTCAGCGCCAGATGTAAGCATTGCTAGCTGAATTTCTTGAAGAACTGACGCTTCAACAGCGTTTTTTAAAACTGCTTTTTCGCCGTCTTGAAACAAACGCTTGCCGTCAGCGTCTAAGGCTTTTTGAATCATCATGCTTAAAGCAAAATCACTTGAGTCTTCAGCGTCAGCCTTTTTTTGGATTGACTCGCGCTCTGCAATCGTTAACGGGTGCCAATAGACCTCCAGCACCGTTTCACCATTGTCTTCAATTACATGCTTGTAAAGCTGGCTTACGCCAAATTTGTTTCGCAACAGCTCGGAAGCACGCATACAAAAGAGTTTTGCTTACCGCACTATACTATGCAGTAGCAGTAAATTGGCAAGAAATAATTGCCAAATAATGAGAAACGTCGTCTAGCTCGATCGGTGTTGGCCCGTTGACGTCTTTTACTCGAGGCGACGAGTTGAAAACATCTGCATAGCCTAAAGCGTTGACCGAAGTCAGACCATCAATAACGGCCTCACTTAAAGCGGACAACGTAGACGTTCCAGCGTTTCTTGGGACGTAAACGTTGCATTGAATAACTCCGCTGTAGTAGTCCGAAGCCGCTCCATGTACTTGGAGCGTCGATTGTGCAAAGTCAATTCGCATCAAAATATATTTCTTTGTTTTGCCCGGCGTCGTGTACGCAACATTGTCGTACACCATAAGAACGGTGTTGTCTGCCGCAGCGACTGCATCAGTTACTGCCTTTTCAAAAGCAGCTCTAACATTGACTAGCGTCATAATTCCTGCCTTCCTCGCATGATTGGGGTTGAACGCACTGTTCCAGGGCGCCTGCCAATACCATACTGATCGTAAGGACGCGTGACGACTGGGCGATCACCAACCCGAAGGTCGGCCATTTCTCTTCGATCACCAAAGTACCTGTCCACCAGTTTACGCAGGTCCCCTTGAACAAAAAACGCTATTTGCCCTTTTTGCATTGCAAAAGCTGCATAGCTTGTTGTATTGCCAATTCTCACCGTCTTTCTGAAATCAAAAGTTCTTTTCATTACACTGCCCAAATAACGCTCATCAATCTTGCCAGGCTCGGCCCCACGACTTTCCCAAGCTCTCCTCCAAGGTTTTTTTTGTGATCTATTTTTTTGACTTGTGTCCGGATCTTCTTTTCTAACGTAACCGCTTTGTGCCGCCGTCCAGCTTGAACCAAAATAACCTGTATAAACTGGACTTACGCCGCCAGCGTTAAAGTCGGTAGAAAGTTCTAACACAGTAAATTTTACAAAACGATCAAAATCATCAAACATCTTTTTTTCAATGTCGTCGGCAATAGATTTTTTAGCCATTAGAACCTTACCTGCACAATATACAGATACTCTTGATCGCCTTTGTAGGTGCGAAACTCCACAATTTGAGCCACACGGTTAGAACCGGCGTATTTCAACGTAATCTCGTCCTCCAACGTTGGCTGGCTGTCACCAATTTGATCAGGAGTGATGTAAAGCTTGGCCTGACGTGACTCGCGCCCTTGTTGCTCCTCAGAATTTACAAACTCAACCGGGGCATCAAACGAGTAGGCCGTATCAGTTGTTGTCAACGCTCCAGTGCTGGTGTTGTACGTCGGAGATGCCTTGCGGGTGTAGGTGATCGTGTGGTCAAACGACTTGCCCAGGTCTGCAACAACAGACTTGGCAACACTTTTAAACAAACTGTCGAGTGCGCCTGCCATCTCAACCCCTCACAACGCGGACAGAGTATGAGCCACTACCACCAAGACAATAAGCCCCGAGATAAGACTGAAGCCAAGGATAAACGTCGAATACGTTGTTAACAGTACCGGTAGCTTGACTAGAAGTGTTGTACTCAACCTCCATCTCACCGAGTTTGACGGATTTGTATAGCCCCGTATCGCCGGTAGTCCCTGTAATCGAGTCCGTGTCATTGGCTAATGCGTTGGCTAGCTCATAAGTAGCGTATTTAATGTCGCTTGGAATTGCAGAGCAAGCAAGCTCAACACGATCCACGTGATAATTGTTGCGTGGCCAACTCAGTGCTTGGCTTTGATCACAGCGATCACCGTAAAAATTTAATGTGTCGATCCAGCGCGTGGCTGAGATCAATGCACGATTTTTGTTGTCGTCAGTCTTGTTGTCCCACTGCGTGC